GCGGCGGCGCGAGTCATATTGTTCTTAATGATCTTCTTGCCATCATGCACAGTATACTTGTCTTGAGATGCAGTTTTTGCTCGGGCTTCACTCAAACCTTCGTCTAATGTATAATGTAATTGTTTTGGCCCATATAGTTTACCATTGTCTAAACGAATTTGACCTTTCGTTATAGCCATAATCTTAAAACTAAAACCATCTTTTCCAACAGAGACCCAATCGCCCACACCTAACATAGTTTTCAGGCCGCGAATCTTTAATCCGCCTTTAACTATACCTGTTCCATCACCACGTTCGGCCTTGCCTACCTTACCTGGCCCAAAATCAAAACCAAGTTGCTTGGCTTCGTCTAGGTCTTCCTTAACAAGCCATTTCAAAGCGCCGTTAATGACTGCTTTATCCTTTGAAAGAGATTTAAGTATTTTGGTAAGGGCAGGTTTGTTTCTTCCCATTGCCGCAGCTTCGAATCCATCATGATCTTTCGCCGCATCGACTAAATCTTCGATATCGTCTAGGTTTTCTTTGAATTGTTTAAATTTGAGCATTCTATTACCTATTTACTAGCTTTAGCTTTAGCTGCCTTAGCTCTTTGCTTTACACCTCTATTAGATGTTTTAATGAACTTTTCTAAATCACGGAGGTTATTTTGAAGATGTGCCATGCGTTCTACAAACTGCTTTTCACTTCCTGCTGCAGAAACTCTTTCTATAGATTTCTTCAATACTTTAACTCTATTTTCTTTCGCTTTGTTAGTCTGTGAAGCAGTAGACTTTATCTTAGAGGTCAATTCCTTTGTCCATTCTTCAATATATGCCGGTGTCATTTTATCCTTAAATGCGTTGAACTCTTTTGTAAGTTTTTCAGTCTTTCTTGATTTAGCAATAGAAGGAATCTTCCCAGCCATATCCCACATAAAATTGAATGCTGTTTGAAGTATGCCTTCGTCTAATTGATCATATGGTAATGCGTCTATTTCTTCTTTAAATTCTTTAAATGTTTTCATGTTTATTATCTCTAAGGTTATCGTAAGGTTATCGGGTGGGACTATCCCATCCTTTTAGTATGTCGTCGCTGAAATTAGCATGGGAAAAGCTCAATTGATCAACCAATTTGAAGGCATTACCCTTCAGGTGATCAATTGCAACAAATCCTTCATGGCCTGTCACTTCAAACCCTGTTCTGGTTTTGAGGAAAGTGTCCATGTTGTTTATCTGATTGAGTTTACCGATTATGATCAACTTCACTTCCGATAATAGATTCTGTAAGGTAAACAGGTCAATCAATTGCTTCTTGTTACTCTCCGAAAAGAACTTCATGAAATCGTCACGGGCCGCGATCTTTCGGTCCTTACCCTTTTCCGATTTCAACTTATCAATTTCTTTCTGATACTTATTATTTATATAAACGATAAGACCTTCAACATGTTTCTTCGGGTCTAGACTAGTCGCGCCAACACGTACAAAGCTGTTTGCGTATGTTTCGATTGTCTGTGCAAGATTAGGTATCGTTTCAATTTGCTTGAGGGTGCTCGATGAGACCTTGCGGAATAACTTGCCTGCGTCACTTAACTTCTTGGTAACGATTGCAGTTTCTTTCTTTGTCATTGAAGCGCTACCACTCAAATCCTTAACGTTTGCATCATCAAACCAAACACTCTTTGTTTGTGTGAATTGGCGAGCATCGATTTTAAATGACGCAGACAATGAATCGAATGTGTCTCCTTTGTATTCAGTGTGTAGTACGATACCCATTTTAGAACCTGAAATCTTCTTTGCAAGTTTGGAATCGGAAGGTACTGCATATAGAATTGTGTTGGGATGGAAGGTTATATAACTATTCCCTTCGATGTTCTGCTTCTTGAGATCGTCAGCACTGTACATCATATCGCCTTGGAATATACCCTTTGGTTTTAACTTAGGTAATTCTGCAAGTGCGATACGCATTTTAAGATTTAGGTCTGGGCTAGAGATATCGGCATCAATCTCTGCATTCGTTGTATAATACTTTGGAGTTTTTGCAAATATTCCTTTCTTGGCAACAAAGAACTTACCAGCATCTTCTTCGCCCTTTGGAACTTGTCCAAAGAATATAGCAGGTGCACCGTCCCATTTCATGGTTACATCAATTTTAGTTGTTGCACTTCCAGCAAGTGTGTCACGTAAATCTCGTAGGGATTCTATTGCTTGTCGAGTTCCCTTCACACCTTTATATAGAATAAGATTCTGAATATGCTGCATATGAGCATTGACTTCTTCAGCAAGGTAAGTTTTAAAAGATAACATCATTTTTCCTATAGGGGGAATTTAACTTCATTTGTCATTGAAATCGTTGGTTGCACACTAAACACGCCCATCAAGGTATCCATACTTTGAGTAACGGCGACTACTAGTTTGTTCCAAAACTTCTTAAACATCATTGATACAAATCTTCTAACTGCTTTCATTCCACCTTTGATTGAATCAAGTATACCTTCATTGATCATCTCTGCTTCAGTCTCATTAATCGATTCATTCAGAAGATCATCAATGAGATTTGCTGCTTCGGATACCACACCTTTCATGGAGACCCATGATGATGCACCTGCAGATTTGAATGATATGTCCATTTTAGTTTTCTTTACATATGAGTTGACCAATTTATCATTGATTTTATGAATAGAGGATGCTCCCTTCTCGGAAAATACCATCACATGTGTGCTCGCGGAAAGGTTATCACTGAATTTGTTATCACCCGTCATAGCCTCTTTAATGATTGTAGCTTTAAACGATGTTGTATTGAAAAGAGATCCCAAATCTCTGGTCATTTGATGATTCTTTTCGATTTGATGTGCAACTAATTTAGTTATCTCGTCGGTGGCTCCACTCTTAATATCACGTTTAATCTGTGTGATAGTTTTATCACCTTTGATCTTGATGAAATCTTCCTCAACATTAGTGATAAGGACATTGAAAATCTTCTGAACAGTTTTAGTTTTTTCCTTATTCGGAAGTGCATCATATGCAAATGCTAAAGTCGCCATAGACTCTGCTTGACCACCAGACATTAGTTGAGAACCACCAACCTTCTTTAAACTGAGTTTTTCTCGGTTCTTGATATACATATCAGTTTTAGGAGTTTTTGTTGGACCAGGAGCAGATTTACCAGTTAAATCAATGAAATACTGATTCCATTCCTTAGTTAACTGAGATGAACCAGAACCGAAATGTATCATTGTCGAAGACAATGCTAATTTAGAATTTCTGACAATTTCTAAACCAACGTCAATGGAGCCGTCATAAGCAGATTTCCATAGGTCGATCTGCGCCAACTTGATGGCGTCTTTCTTACTAACATCATGTGCTAACATATTGTAAGCAACACATATAATCTTTTCCCATTCGGCTGCAGCTATTTTAGTGGCGCCTTGGCCACCGAATTCGGATGTCTTTTTGAATTTACCAAGTGCTAAAAGACCTTGATCGGTTTGAATGTTTTTGGGTATTGAATCGGGGTTGTCGTCTATGAGCGTATCGAGGATGGATGCATCAATGAAAGCTTTCTTTCCGTTCAGCAGTTCGAATGCCTCACCTTTCTTAATTTTCTTTATGAAACTTTGGAATCTATCAGGATGCATTTTAAACTTTCCGCGATTAAGTGCGGTTGCTTCCGTCAAAAACTGCTTAAACGCCATCATTCTTCGAGATTCCCATGTGATATAAGTTAATTGTTATGGTTATTTATAATAACTTATACCTATGGGAATCTCGAATAGTCAGTCCTTGTGAGGTATCATCGAGCCATCCTTGTCAATTTTGATGTACTTGTTACTTTCGAGATAAATGAGAGTACTTTCTATACTCTCTGTAGCATACATATCAATCAACGATTTCCTCATAGAGGCCCGTTGAAACGATAACGATAAAATCCAGCACACCAAAAGTATGACAACTTCATGTATTTCAATGATCATTCAAATATCCTGTATATCAACATACTTATCCATTGGAAATGCCTTACAAATTGCCTTCGCTATTTCATTTGCGAGTATCATATGTTCTTTCTGAGTGCCATTTGCAGTTCGTAGTTGACAGTAGTGAATCCAACTGCGAATAGTTCCATTGACATATAGCCGAGATTTGGTTAAACCTTCAGGTAATACTACTCTTGCTTGTTCCTTGGCAATTCCATGATCGATTGCCCATTCATAGGCATGCCGTGATTCTCTCATTACTCTTGATTGAATAGTATTCCACTGTTCAGCAGTCCACATTGCTTGGGCATCTCGTGGGTCGAGATTAATAGAGTTCTGACGATTCTTAGTATCTTGGAAGCGACACTCGCGAGGTTCAACAAACATATCACCCATATCTTCTGGGTTTGCATATCGTTGGCTAAATTCCTGAAACGAGAACGATCTGTGACGAAGCAATTGTCTTGCAATGTCTCGAGTCGTTTCAACTTCAATGGTGGCACTTACCATTTCCATTGGAGACCAATGAGCATTATCAATTAGATATTTGATAAGCTTTGTATTGGTTTCAGTATTCATTTGTCCTGCAGGGTTCGACACCCGAGCACAATATGCGATAAGGGTTTCCATCGACGGTGCAGCTTCAGGGCCAATGTGTCGTTTAATTGGCATCGTAACGCCTAATAGATTTGCTTTCATTTCATTCTCTCCTCATTTTCATTATCAATTTCAACTTGAACTCTTGCCCACTCTTTGTGTATCCATTGGATATCACGAGACATGCCAGGAAAAGTCCCAGCCAAGGTTTCCATCAAATGCGACAAACACGCCG